GATGGACTGCCGTTATCGCCGACCTCATTGGCGCAGGGTTCCGGCTCGACGAAGTAATGGGAATGACTCTGCGGCAAGTCAAGGATTACAGCCGCGAGGCATGGCGTACAAGGCAGGAAGACTGGCGCATGCAGCTATTTATCGCCCGCATGGCCCAGGCGGATGAAAAGGCGTATCAGGAAGCGCGGAGATTGCTCGAAACGCGTAGTGAAGACACAAGTACGTAGGCGGTCAGGATTACCCAGGCGATGCCAAGCACTGGCACGCACCAGCCGATGAAAACGGCCAGTAGCACCAGAGGTGCAAACAGAACGGCATTGATGATGTGGTCGAGCATCCGATTAGCGTAAGCATGTATCGGGGGCTTGTCAACCGAAGGCAAATTTATGGCAGATATCAATATCAGAATCAAGGCGATGGTCGGCGAGGCCAGGCAGGCGATCGCCTCTGTCAAGCGCGAACTGGCCGGTATTGCGCCAGCGGCAAAGCAGGCGGATAGCGGCTCCAATTTTGGCAAGACGAAGGCCGGGCTGGAAAGCATCTCCTCTCAGCTCGCCAATACCAAGAAGCAGCTGGTCGGGTTGTTTGTCGGTCTGCCGGCCATCGGTAGCCTCAAGCAGCTGGCGCAGCTGGCCGAAACCGCCAAGGTGCTCGATGCCAGGATCAAGATCGCGGTTAAAAGTACTTATGAGTTCGCCCAGGCACAGGCGCAGGTGCGGCAGATCAGTCTCAGTACCGGCACCGCGCTGGAGGCCAATGTCGGTCTGTTCCAGAAATTGCGCGTCATCGCAAAGATGGCTCAGGGCGACGCAATCAAGCTGACCGAGATCATTGCCAAGGCGACGCAACTGGATGGCGGCGGCGCCGGTGCCCAGGCTGCTATCTTCCAGTTGCAGCAGGGTCTGGCGTCCGGCACTTTGCGCGGCGAAGAGCTTAACTCTGTGCTGGAGCAAACTCCGTCTCTGGCCAAGGCGATTGCAGACGGCCTCGGCCTCAGCATCTCGAAGATGCGCGAACTGGCAGCGGATGGCGGCCTGACTGCGGACAAGGTCAAGCAGGCTCTGTTCAAGATGTCGGATGACATCTCCGCAACCTATGAACAACTGCCACTGACAGCCGGTCGCGCATTCGAGAATATCCGGACCAATGCCATCCAGAAACTCGGCGAGCTGGACAAGGCTGCCGGTATCACCGAAAAGCTGGCCATAGGATTGCAGCTTATCGCAGACAATATGGGCATCGTCGTCAAGCTGCTGGCCGGAGCCTTCATCCTCGCCGTGCAGGCTGCCATTGTCGCAGGTGGACGCTGGGCAGCATCCATCATCGCACAGCAGGTCGCTGCTATTCGTGCTACCACCACCAATTATGCCTACATGACCAGTATCGCCGGTGTTGGCCGGGCGGCCACGGTTGCCACGGGCGCAGTCGGCCGCCTGACGGTAGCCGCCGGGCTGTTGCGCGGTGCATTGGCGCTGGTCGGCGGCCCGATTGGCGTGCTGGTGACGGCGCTACTTTCGCTCGGCTTTTACCTTTATGACAAATTCACCAATGCAAAGTCTGGTATCGATCAGACGCGAGAGGCCGTCGAAAAGCTGCAGGCATCGCTTGGCAAGGTGAACGACAAGGTATCTGCTGCCACCAGTGCGATCCGTGCGCAGTACGACGCTGCGATCGAGCGCGTGAAAGAAAGCACCAAGGCGGTCGAGGACAGTTACAAGGCGCAATCCGGAGTCATCGAAGGCGAGTTGAAGCGCAGAATGGATGCGCTCGACGCGCAATCCAAGCAGGAGCAACAAGGGGCGACTGATAATCTGCAGTCACTCATAGCGATCGAGCAGCAGAAGCGTGAGGCCATTGCCGAATCCAGCGCGCAAGCCTTTGCCACCTGGCAACGGACCTATGACAGCCTGATCGCTGCGGCCAAAGCAACAGGCGATAACACCCGCGAGATCGAGCAGCAAGCCACTGGCGAAAAGCTGCGCCTGATCCAGCAATACGAGCAAGCCTATCGCGGTACCGTCGGTCGCCTGATTGCTGAAGAACAGCGGCTGCTGGAAGAAGTGCGCCAACGCGGCATCGAGCGCGCCAATCTGCAAAAATCGGTCGAGGAGATCATTCGCGGTCTGCGTCGTGGTGCGATGGACGAATACGCCGCATATCAGGACAAGAACGCCGAGATCGACCAGAAGCAGTCTCAGATCCGCCAGCTGATCGCCAAGGGCGATATGGAAAGCCTGGCACAGGCGCAAAAGCTGGCTGAAGAAGCCATTCGCGCGGCGCAGGCAAACTCCACTGAAGTGACGCGCACGGTAGAACGCGACGGCAAAATGGTCACGGAGACCGTCATCAGCAAGCAGCAGGCGGTTGACAAGTCCATCCGTGAAGTACAGGAGAGCGCACGCCTGGCGGCAGAGGCCATGCGTAAGATGGATGAGCAGCAACTGGCTGGCGCTGAGAAAGCGCGCCAGGAGGCGGATACTGCGAAAACTCAGCTGGAAGCGCTCGGCATCGAGGCAGAAAAAACCAGAAAGGCGTTTAAAGATGGTATCGCTCTCAAATTCGAGGTCGATCTCGGCAAACTCGAATCTGCGCTGCAAGAGGCGCAGCGTCTCGCCAAGGCCAACGAGATCCGCATCAAGCTGCAGGCCGACATGGCAGCGCTTACAGCACAGCTTGAGGAGTTGGCCAAGTTCCCTGATCGCCTGCCAAAACTGAAACCGGAAATCGAGCTGAATGCCGACAACCTGCGCGCGCAGATGGCGGCGCTTGGTGAAACGGCGGCCGAGAACGGTATCGAAATGCCGGTCGGCATCAACCTCGATGACACTCGCCGAGAACTTTCCGACTTCCAGACCGAGGTGAGCAGCCAGCTCAAGATCGAGACGGTCTCGGACCATACCATCAACAGCAACGTACCGCAGGTGGAGGCCGAGATCAATAGCCTCAACGGCAGAAACACCACCAGCACGCATACCGTCGTCACCCGCAACGTATCCGCCAATAACGCCGGCGGCGCGATTGCTCCAGTGGCCGCTTTTGCCAATGGCGGCGCAGTCGGCTTTCCGCGCATGTCTGGCGGTGTCGTGCCGGGCGCCGGCAACCAGGACACTGTGCCACGCACTTTGCAGGCTGGCTCGTTCGTGCTGCGCAAGGCGGCCGTTGGCAAGTATGGGCTGGGCAACCTCAAGGGCTTGCTCGGCACGGTTAAACGCTATGCCGATGGCGGTGCCGTCAAGGCCGATGGCGGTGCCGTCAAGGCCGATAACTTTGCTCTAAAGGATATGGGGCAGGCAGCCATTCTTGCACGCGCAGAACGTATTGGCGGCGTTAGGCTGAGAAAGCGTATCGAGGCTGAGTGGGACAGGATCATGCAGTCTCTTGTCGGTACCAGCGACTGGGGCGCGATCGGCCGCATGATGAATGACACCATCAAGGAACTTGATGAACTGCAGCTGCGGCAGGAACGAAAGGCCTTGATCGAGCAACAGCGCAGCAATCGTGGCACGCAGCAGACGCGAGCTGTGCCTGTGCTGCCGTTCGCAACCG